AGGTGCAATTGCAGATCGGCAGCAGCCCGCAACGGCGGGTCGAATTTCCAGGTCTTGCCGTTGCGCCGACCAGTGAAGAACGGCACAAGCGGAATCTCGTCAATGTCCATCGATCCCGAGCGATCCGCTACATAGAACGTCTTGAGTTCATCGTTCCATTGCTCGGTCTTGCGCCACAGTTGCCATGTGACAACCCCAGCATCGTCGCGCTGGATAATGCGGACGTGGTTGGGTTTGCCAGGCTCAAGAATGCGAACATAGGTCAACTGCTCTTTCGAGCCGATGAACTTGCTACGCACTTCCCGCACGTTGCGCGCCAGCACACGCGACCAGAACGGGCGCAATCCCGCCTCTTGCGCATCTGCCAGCGTTCGGATGGATGGATCACGCTCTGGATAATCAATGAAAATCCAGTCCAGACCGCTCTTGATACCGTAGTAAAAATGCTGCGCCGCAAAGACGTTCAAATTGTTGCCGCTGCCGTCCACATCCTCAACGAACCGCTGCAACTCGGACGGAACATCCTCACCGACTAAAGCGGTTTCACGCTCGAACGGTTTGCTTGCGAGAGATTCCACAATATCAGCAAAGATATTGGTCATCACGGTGGTCTGCATCAACCGAAAGCGGTACGTCTCCTGCAACTCGTGCGGGAAGCGCGGTAGGTACTTCTCCCCACCCTCACGGACTTCCTCGATACCCTTGACCAGATCGTCGGAAAGTTCCCAATACTTTTCCATGTGCGCCTGGTCATGGGCGGGTGCCTCGATCTCGTCGCGCTGGTGCATCGCCTTAGCCATAATTGCTCACCGCCATAATTCCGCTGTCGTCCAAGGCTGGGAACATACACTGGACCACGGCGTCTGCCAAGTTCGGTGATTTGTTCCCGTTGGGTTTTTTGTTCACCACCATTTGAAGCGAAGCACTGTCGCCTCGGGTCGGGGTGGCCAATTCTTTCTTCAACTGCTGTAGCAATGCCATCCGACTGTCAAGGGAAATCAATTCCTCAGCCGGATAGACGATCCCCTCTGTCACTGCTCGCCACGTCTTGTAAAAGCGCGTCCGAAGCGACCACCATGCCTGTGCTTTGAAATTGGCAAACATCGCTTTATTCGTTGGTGATAGTTCATCGTCTGGAACAACTCTTTCAAACGGATAAATGACTTTGTTACCGGCGTTCCATGGGACAAATTTAATCTCCTGTGGATTTAACAGTCCTTCGTCAACCCAGCGGTTATATTCCGCCTTGACGCTCGATCCCATTCCAACACAGTCGTATTGAACCTTGACGATGGACGGGCTTCGTGCTGTCTCTCGCAATGCACGGATGGTGCGGCGGCAAGTGATCCCCACATCTCGCTCGCCCCATTCTTCCACGTCGCGCACAATGATCCACTGGCGCAGTGCCAGAGCGTTCCGGTCCATACCCTCGTCCGCAACGTCCAGACCAGCGCCCCACACGTCAGGGGGCGTCTCGGACGCAAGCCAAGGTATAGTCAGGTGAGCGTCAACCGCTGCATTGATCCATTCGAGCGAGATGATGGTGTTGCTGACGGCGCTGCTGTAATCGCGGTCCACTTCCTGCGCAAAAACGTGTGCCATACCTTCAGCAGTAAATTTAGCCTTGCGCTGATCGTACCATTCTTGCGTTTTTGCCGGATGGTCCCGCCAATCAATCACGAACACCCGCACGGTGCCACGCGGTATGTCATGGCCGGGATACCACTCTTGCCCTGACTCACGCCGACGATGAAACACGTTGCCCAATCCGTTCACCGATGAAATATCGACTTGGACGTTGGTATTGTCACCCAATGCTGCTTCGATCAATTCTGGTCGGGGATAATGTGCCGAATTGTGCGTAACGATAAAATCATCCGTGAGATAGAGACCATCCTCATTTTCCACGGTGATGCACCGAACGGTTTGCAAACCCATTGGTGTTATGGATTTGATTGACTTCAGATTTGTCCTTGTGCGAGTTTTCATCGCTGCCAGTTTGCGACCCAACCTAAACGGCGGAAACTGATCAGGCATGTTTATGTACAAGCAATATTGATCGCGGAAACCACGATGGTCCCGCTTAACAGTGTGACTCACCGATCCGCCGAGTGAGCGGACAAGTTCTTTCACATCGTTACATAGTTTCTCGGATGCTGTGTGAAAAGTTGGCATTCCACCGTTCGCAGCCGAGCCGTCGCTGTCCATCAAACCCTGCAACAAAGCGTGACGATCAGCAATTGACGATCTCATATAAATCTGAGGAATGAACTTTTCCCACGAGCGACAACCAGCGATCCCAGACTTCAAAACAGCCTGTCGCGCTCTGGATTTCTTGTCCGATTTATTTCCTAGACCACCACGTTCATCAACTAATCGATATGTTATACCTTTTTTAACATCACGCCGGACGACCACACCTTTCGGGAGACTCAAAGCGACGTAACCGACAATCTCCATGTCAACAGTTGTGAAATTAGGTGAGTCGTTTGGAACACCACCAACCGAACCATCACCTAACAAAATCCCCAACACATAAGGGTCAAGCGGTAGTTTACTAGTTACAAAATACTCAACGGGATCGTTCGTCGGAATCTTGTAAGGATACTGAGTTTGACCACCAGGAGAATTGTAAAGATAATCTTTCATTATTTCGGACAGTGGTAGGGTCATTAACTTACCACGTTTGTAAACTGTCCAATTGTGGTTGACGCTGCATACGGTGGACGATCTATCACTCAACTCAACTCGGTATGTCTCATGTTGTCCGCAATCGTTGATACCGACCACGCGAGTCGGCTTTCCATCTCGACCAGTGATGTAGTCGCCGATCCTGATCTCACCCATGGTAGTCCAACCAAAAGGTGTTGCAATCCGGGCATCTAGCGGCTGCGCTTCATCCTTGAAATACGCTGCCTTACGACCACCACGACCGATGTTGTCGCCCGCTTCACCGCTGACACTGGACCCGTTTTCTGGATTGATCAACTTCATGTAACTGGCATGTGTACGAGGATTCCAACCAGCCGGTTTCCACACGTCAGGCATTCTTGACAGCATGAGTCGCATCTTCTCGAAAATGCTGTCCGCATCTCCGAGTTTGTCAACGAGCGTTTCTTTGCGCGATCCCCAACCAATTGCATCGTTCGGAATGAACAGGAACGACCAAACGCTGTACGCACAGGCCACCCATGTTGCCCCAGCGTCTCGGCACTTCTCGACCAAGCCGGACTGCTGAGTCGTCCGCAACTCATGCAGAAATTGGACGAACTCTAGTTGCCGCTTGAAAAACACGAACGGCATCCACTTTGTCTCGGTGCGCGGGTCGAACGTATCCATCCAGTGCATGATGAACTCAGCCGGATGGGTGCTGTAATACCGCTTGGCACTGGATAGCATTGCCGGATCGCTTCGCAGCAAGTCGAGTTGCCGGATGCGCCAGGCGTAGACCCGCTCATACGGTGCAGGCCACTCGTCATGGCCAAGCGCACGGGGACGCCATGGCTCAAGCGGGTCGAGCAGAATATGGGCGGCGAACAGGTCTATCATACCGGGTCAGTACCGACAATCCGGGCAATGGTGCGTCCAATAGGTGACGCGGTGTCGGCTGGCTATGCCGCTGGTGTATCGGACGCTCTCAGGCTTGAAAACGCGCCATCCGCGACGTTTGACCTCGACCACGGCATACTCAAACTCGTCATCCGGGTCGGTGTCCAATTCGATCAACTCGCCGCATGAGTCGCAGCAGGCAAACCAGAGACCGGGCGGTTGCTTCTCAATTGTCATCTGATAGACCCAACATATACTCGACCATGGCCCGTGCCTGGGTATAGGTCATCAGGTTCGTTCCGGTCGGTTCAAATCCATTCAACGGACGGTATTCGATACCACCATCAGGATTGAAATCGGGCGGTAGTTTCCATCGCAGGAACCGAGCGGTCATCTGGTCAGCCTGTCGGCGCAACTCGTCGATCTCTCCGGCTGTCAACTGTACCATCGTCTCATCCTTCCAGTGTTCGGGCGTAAGCATCGGCAGCATCCAGGACGGTGCTGGCGCTGTCAAGCACAGGTGTAGCATTCCGAGCGCGCCAGTGCGGATTTTCCGGCTCGACGATCCCGGCATATTTGCTCAAGACCTCAAGCGCCCGCATCTTGTCATGGGTGTCAAAGTCCAACTCGACTGCCCCCGTGGCCGTCTGCTTGAACCTGATCTTTTTGACAGCGGCCATTTGCTCAGGCGTTGCCTTGCTCAAGTCATAGACCGGATTCCCGAGCATATCAAACTCGACATAATCGCGGATATTGCTGAAAGCGATAGCCTTCCACTCCCGCAAAATCCGATCAACGGAAATCTCAGTAGCAGCAGCAATCTCACCGGCCCGTTCGGTAATTGCGGACAGGACAAGCGGGCGTAGTAGCATCCCATCCTGGTCGATCTGGACAGGCTGTTGCAGCAGCACAGCAATCTGCACGCGCTGTCGATCTGCCTCAAGTTCCAATTTTTCCATGAACGAGTCAACGAACCGTTTTTCAACGGGTTGAAGTTGCCGATAAGCGGACGCGATTACTACGGTTGTCATAGTGGACGTATTACCACTGGACGTGTGGGGTCTGTCAAGGCTTGGGTGGGGTACTGGTTAATCTGACACAATGGTCAAATTAGTCATACGGGAAATTGAATCAAATTTATCACAGGGTGGGGGTTTGGATTGATGGGTGGGGGTGGTTGGTTTGTCGCATGTGGGTGGGGTGTATCATTTGTTCCAAGTGGTAAAATTATTAATTCGTTCGGTTTGTGCGATTGTTCGGATGGCCCATACCCCCTCGATTCAGGCCGGGGGGTGGGGGGTCCGCGCCGTCCAATGGTCCAAATGATCAAGGGGTAACATTTGACCGCCCTGGCGCACCGTGCCGTCCGTCTGGCCGTGCCGTCCGTCTGGCCGTGCCGTCCGTCTGGCCGTGTCGATCGTCTGGCCGTGTCGATCGTCTGGCCGTGTCGATCGTCTGGCCGTGTCGATCG